AGCACCCTGCAATTCGTTCACCATCCTGAAAGGGAACCCAGATAACATCTCGGCCCTTTCCTCATCCGTCTTAGACGGAAAGAGGTATTTCAGTGCTTCAATGCTATCAACACCTAATTCTTGTAGGTTTCGTACCACGATGGAGTTGTTGAGGATGTCTTGGGTAGAGTCCTCATAGACAGGGCCCATCCAACGCCATAACACTGTTACGTCACCGTCAGGAATAAGGCCGATAACCTTGGGTGGAATTTGTTGTGTCTCCACACAAGCCATCATAAGTTTTTTCAACATCTCATTGTGTTGCTTCATCGCCTCTTCGTAGGCAGCCTCTTCTTCCGGACTTGCACCTGGAGCTAAGTCCACTGGCTTCTCAAGGCCGGCTGCCATGGCAAGAGTTGTTTTGAACAACTGCTCTTCTTGGTAGATAATTAACTCAAGACAACGAGAGATGCCGTGAGTATAAATTGCGTTTGCCTTCTTCTTAGATGTTGCAGCAACACGACCGAACAAAGACTTGTACTCTGTTGCGGTAACGCCTGCCGAAATTGAAAGCTCGTCAACACCGCCTAAGGCAGTACGAATCTCTTCGCGATACTGACGGGCAAATGCGTTTTGGTCACCTGTAATTGCATCGGGAACGATGTATCCAACTCGGTCGTTTGGTTCCAGGTTTGCAATGACGCGTGGAACTCGGATCTGACCATCTACACCACGACTAACGGGATCAGCCTTGAAGGTCGAACGACTCAATGCCGCAGGACTTGTGAAGCCAGAGTTCGCGGCAATGGAAGGCCGCTGGACCACGGAGTCACCACCTGCTTCCATCAAGTCCGTCTTAGGACGAGAAGAAAGAAGGGTAGGGTTACCAAAGAACGTGATGTTTTTGCGCATGGTGCGCATCAGCTCATCATGAGTACAGATATGGTTTGCTACTGCGTCAAACTCTCCGGAACCCTCGTTGGAGAAACCTTGAGTGTTATTAATAATTTCTACGCAGGGAATAAAACCAAGACTGTTCTTAAGCTGCTTGGTACTCCCAGTCAAAGCATAGGTAGGCATGTCGAAAGTCATCTCCGAATCGGAGTGAGTTTCTTCAATTTCCTTTGCCTTAATGGACAGACGAATGTAACGCTTGGCACCAGGGTTGTAAGTGCTCTGCGTTCCCGTAAGATTCGTTGTATTCAGCTGATCACCAAAGCCGTTACCTTTACGAACCTTGTAGCTGTAGATGATTACAACTTCATCCAGCTCGCCATCAACGTTGTAATAGGCACGATATTCGTGCTCACGAAAGTAATAAAGCCTGTAGTTTTGCTTGGTGGGACGGATATAAAAAAGACCTTTGCCATCACACAGGAAATATTCCCAGATCGAATCAAGGCGCGTATCTAGCTTGTTGTACTTCAGTACACGGTCCAGAAAGTCTTTGCGTTGTGCACCAAAGTTATCCTGGGACGGGAAGAATTCAACTCCTTGGCGGATGCCAAAAAGTTTCATCTGAGCAATGTGGGCTGCGACAATGCTAGTGTCGACGACAACGTTACTATCCTTGTTGAGATAGGCGTCAATAATTTCGTTAAGTCGTGCCTTAGCGTCAGCCACTATTGCTCCTCTGTTTTATCAATACTAACAGTAAATCAAGAAAGTGTTTTGCGCTGGAATCCACCAACCGGTTCCATCTGGCCAAGTTGTGGGCCTGCAAAGAAACCAGCGTTACCCATTGGTGTTCCTGTTGCTCCAGGTACAAACGCACCCTGAACACCTTGCCTCATGACTTCCTGAAACCTTTGAAGACCTCGCTGCTCTTGAGCTGGCCCCAGAATGCGATTTAATTTCTCCAGTCCCATGTGATGCTGAAAATCAGCTTGGGACATGGGCAGGCGCGGGTCTTGTCCTACAGGAATGCCGCCAGCGAGTAAAACGTTCGGATCACCAAGCCCTCCTTCGTTGCCAAAGCCGCCTCCGTAATACCCGGTTTTTTGTGTTTTATAAAGCATTGTTCTTCTCTGTGCTATTTTTATTTTACTCTTCTATTACTTCGTATCCAGCGGAGTCGTTGACTTTGGTAAGAGAGATGCCGGTACCACGTACGTCCCAGTTGAGTACGTCTCCTTCTTGCCAGCCCAGCTCTTCGATTACTTCGTCGGGCAATGTGATGTATTGATCACCGTTTTCGTCTTCTTGGACCTCAAGGATGTAACTCATTTGGACAAAAGCTTTTCCATTAGCTTATCAAGCTTATTATTAATTTCGCGGAAATTATCATGCATTTCCTTTATCTCTCTAAGGAAGTCAACCTTAAGAACGTATTCCATTGGCATTCGGTTGATTTGATCTTCCAAAATATCAATCCTGCGTTTTTGAGAGTCAGTATATTTCAGCGTATTTTGAATACGCTCTTGATGTCGATCTAGTATTTTATTGGCGGTCCAGGAACCGCCTGTAATTGCTGATATCACTGCAGTGATCGCAATCGCTACATACTCTGGTCCCACAGCAGGAAATTCTTTTTTTTCAATTCTACAATTCAATAATCCAGTTGAAGTTTGCCTTTACGCATCAAACCGTTGATGAGCCACACAAGAGCGTCGACACAGTCATCGTGACTACTGACGCCAAAGTTGGTCATCTCTTCAAACATTGCAGTGAAGTTTCGGAAACGATTGAAGATAATTTTGCGATCTTCAAACATACCCATACAACCACGGAATCGAGCCAGTTTATCTGCTCGGAAACCTTTAACGGCATGCCAGTTAATGTTGTACAAATTCTCGCCGTTTAAGCAAACACGTTTAAAGTCGGCTTCCAGGGATGCTTGGTACTGTACGGCTTCTGAGTAAATATCACACGTTGAGTAGGTCGGGAAGTAATTACCGTTCTGATCACAACCCAAGATTGACCAATCATTGAGAAGTTCTTTGAGGGCATCTAATTTTTCTAGGTTACCCATCACGCGAATACGCCTGTAATCAATGATGTGAATACTGTCGCCAATGCGTCCGCCAAGAACCATCACCGTGTAATCGTTCTTTTCTTTGGTGCCAGCAGATAGATCGACCCCTACAGCAAGAGTGTCAAACTCCGTTGCAATCTCAGCCTTTACAATTAACTCTGGGGCCAGGGAGAGTTCATTCTGTCGAACCACCTGGTTCATGTACTGGAAAGAGAAGGCAATTGGCGCCTGTCGTTTCTTTTCCCTCAGGTAGTCCAGCGACCACATATCTGGCCAGTACGAAATCTCGTCCCCTGTCTTGGGATCATTCAAGATTGCCGACAGCACAATCTGCATCCAGTTGTTTTGCGGGTTGAATGTCGTGGAGTGAATGTCATCATGTCGGAAGCGCGTACCAAGGCAGATAGCACGTGCTCCTTCAAACATGGTTGGTGCGATCACAGCATTCCAGTTGTCCTGCATCTGTTTACGGATGTCAGGGTTGGAGATATCTGCTGCAGATTTAATGGCGTCATCAATGATGACCAGGTGAGAACGCTTAGAGGTCACTGAGCCTTTAAGACCTGCCGCACATAGTGTGAACTGTTCTTCACCAGTAGTATCGATAGAAGCAAACTTGTGATCAATAGACCAGTACTCATTACTGGTGACGTTCTTGAGAAGGCGTACCTTTGGGAAGACTTCTTGGTACCGCTTGCTTTCAATGATTCGTTTAATGGTTGCAGACTTGGAGCGTGCAATATCAACCGTATAGGACAAGTAAAGAATCTGCAGGGGCATCTTGGCCATGGTGTGCACACCAATAGCCCATGCGGTAAACAGACCTAAGACTGTGGACTTGGCGGAACCACGAGGCGCAAGTAGGTCAACGTTAGGACCAGCGATTTTAATAAGGCAGCTGCTGTCCTCATTGGTCACAAAGTGACGATGCCATTCTTTATGGTGTTCTGCCGGTGGCTTATCGGCTACATAATCACAGAAGAAACCAAAATCGTCCCTTGCTTTCTGTAGCGTCTCAAGGTTGCGGGGGACACGAATTTGTTGCCGGCGGGCAGCAGCTTGTGCGTTGCGTCGATATGCAAGATGCTGATATGCAGGCACGATCGGTATTATTCAGTGTATTACTGAATGCTACCTCATTACTTGTCTGTGTTGTTTTTGTTTTGCGCTTTGTATTTATGTGCCTTATCTAATGCGGCTTTCCTTTTCTCTTTGTCGGACATCTCACTTCCGTCCTTGTTCTTGGCCTCGTTTTTCTTGAGGTGTCCCAGGAGCTGAAGAGGCGTTTTGTCCTTGCTCATCTTGTTTTTTCTTGGTTAACGCATCCATCACTTCTTGGCCTTCAGAAACTTTCTGCGCCAAGGGTGTCGGTCGCCTCACACCAGCATATGACTCGCGGTTCTTTTGAAGTTGACGAGCAACATCAAATAAACGACCGGCGATATTTTCACCGTATTCCGGTGGCTGCGGTGGTGGCTTCTGCATTGCGTTATTCTAAGACGCTTACTCTTCCATCTGCATATGGGACCATACGCTCATTGATGCTTCTTCCAGGGGGATCTCAATGGGATCGTCCTTGAAGATGGTAAGTAGTTCACGTATGGCACGGTCCGCACCTGCCATTAACAGGCCCTTACGGTCCCTGCTGGCGGTGAATAGGCTCATTTGTGCGATGGTGCCACGCAGTTCTTTTTGCATGCCTGCAATCCTGGCGACACCTGCATCACGCTTAACGATACCGTTATCTACGTCTTCCCTTAGTTTTCTAATGTCTTCTTGCATCTCATCAATTTCACGCAACAAGACTTTCCTGTGATCAGGCTTAGGATAGTTTTGTTGGATCCAGAGATCACAGCCGTTTATGCAGCCGTTATATCGTAAGAAACGTGCGTAGAGGTAACACTCAATAAGAGAGTAGTTTTCTGCACAGAACGACCGAAAAGCTTGCTCAGTAGGTGAATCTAAATTGTCCACCCATTGATCAAAGATATCAATATCGATATGCTCTTTGGGCCTGAGAGTAGTCTCGCGCCTCGTCGCTTTCGCTGAAACGCTGGGCCTGCTCTGCGGAAGTTCTTTGCTCTTCACCAGTTTTTCCAATGGATGCACGTTCTTGTTCACCTGCCTCCTTCATCTTCTCTTTGGAAGATCCAACGGAAACATCCTGAAAGATTTTGACAGCGGACGCGGCTTTACGGGCCTGGTCCTCGTCAAATAATAGGTCATAGGGATCCGGGTTCTTCGGATTTTCCCATTCAAAACCGTCTTCGTTCATGATGTCATCCCTTGTTTGCCTTCTTTACCAAAGGCATCTTCTTCTTTTGAGGTGGCAGGTTCTTTTTCTTTCTCTATCTTATCTTTGGCGTAGCGATATGCTACATCAGCTGCTTGCTGGTAACGCTTGAGATCAAAACTCTCGTTAGTTTTTGAGTCGACTTCAGGCATTACCAGTAAGCATTAGATAGATCAAAAGTTACCCATCATGCTAGCGAGACCGCCAGCCATGGTGTCGCGTTGACGTGCGCGGTTGGCTTGACCAGCCTGACGCATTTTGGAGGCTTCGAGACGACCAACGAGGGTTTCAAAGTCTGCCAGTTCGTTTGCAGACATGCCGCCACCGTAAGCACGTTCGGCCGAGGCTTCTACCAGCTGTTGGGCTTCCGTCTCGGACATGCCCTCTGCCATGAGTTGAGCCTTGGAGGGACGAGGGCGGTTGTACGCACCAGGACGTAACGAATAAGTCATTTGCTTAAAGAGAGATCTCTACAGTTATTTTAGTATATCCAGCTTAGAAGCTGAACATACTAGTGATGTTACCCATCATCTTAGAAGCACGCTCAATTTGCGAGATTTCTTTATACCCAGAATTAACAATTTTTTGTAGGTCAAGCTTACCCTTGGCTTCCGCTTGGACCACAGGAATGCGATTGTCTACTTCGTATTTCAAGCGCTCTGTAGCGCCAGCATTTTGAAGAAACGCAATGGCTTTTTGGGTTTCTAAGTTTGCACCCTCTTTTATTGCGTCAAGCTCGGCTTGTGAGACGTAGCCAGAAGGAATTGTGGTAGTGGTACTGCCAAAGCCCTGCCCAAAGCCATACTCATCTAAAGTACTTTTTACACCTGAACTAATTGCATCTTCAATGCGTTGCTGCTCTGCTGCAGCGGCATCTGCAGCAGAAGTTTTGATAAAATCTTTTACAAAAGTTTTAGCACCGCTCGAAGCTTTAATGTCTTGATTAGAAGCTTTGTTGAGAACCTGGGAAACAGAGACGTTTGCCTTGTTGGCAATTGTCTGAAGCTCTTTGGTGTTGAGTGCATTACCGGCAACATTGTATGACTTGCCGCCGATATTAATTTTATTATCGTTTCTATTGCTGTTATCATTGCGACCACTACTGCTGTTATTATTACGGCCACCGCCGCCGGCCGATGGGTTGCCTCCACCCATTGCAATGGCAACTAGTTGCTGTGTAACACTGCGTCCGCCACCGTCAGATTTGTCTTTCTTAGGCGTGTCGTCTTTGTCTTTCTTAGGCATGTTTTTACTCCTTTGTGTTTAAATTAACCAATCATTGAACTAATCATAGAACGTACCTGACCTGGGTCGTACTGCACCAGGCCCCTAAGTAAATTGCCCTGGGCATCACGCGGCATGGTTCCGTACTGTGATTCCCACGCAATGTCTGCTTCTGATTTGATCTTGCGTTGGCCTTCTGGAGTGGAAGCAAGACGTTGAGTAAAGAACGCTTCAAAAGCATTGGGATCTTTGATACCTTTTACCCTTGCACTTTCAGATATCGGAGCCCACTCATCCTCGCGCATTGTGCGTCCCAGGAGATCTTGAAATGCTTGCCCGGCAAGACCCTTGTAATTGGTATAGTCGACAGGCTTGGAGCCTAGCTTGGCAATAAGCGACTCCGGACGCCAATTAAGGTATCCTCTTGTTCCAGCTAAATAAGAGGCTGCATCACTGGGACTAGTCCTATTAAGCTCACGGGCGTAATCTTTAATGCTTCTTATTTCTTTTTTTGAAAGCCTACCCGCAGCAGCCGGATACTGCTCAAAAAGACTGTTAGTAGTATGGGAGCCTTCGCTCGTGCCTACGCCTACCATATCAAAAGCCATATTTAAAACCTTGCGTTATATCAATTTTACAATAAAAGCATCAACCGCCAAACATTCTTATCGCTGCTGCAGTCGTGTGGGGGTTAAATCCATATTTACCAGCAAGTGAAAAAGCTCGTCCGTATTCCTGTGATTTGTTTTGCTGGAAGAGAGGACTTTGCATGACGCCTAACCCTTCACGTATGGCTTCCATTTGCTTGGCTTTATCACGATCCATCATGAACATGTTAAAGCCCCAGTCGCGGGCCTTAGCTTCTTCTGCTGCGTTGATTGCGTCTCTAGCACCTGCTCTAGCCTGTGTGGCACCAAAGATAGATGCACCTGCCTGAAGGCCTGCAGATGCTAGGCCCCAGGGACCAAGGCCTGCTAACAAGCCTGCACCGCCTGCTGCAGGAGCTGCAGATGCTCCTGCGCCTAGTAAAGATGCTCCTGCTGCGAACGGCCCCATAATTTCTACCTATATTCTTTTATTTTACCCGACAAAACCGTAGTAGTTTCGGGGGGTATACGGTGCATTACCTGTTTGCATTGAATTAGCTGCAATTTGAACTTGCTGCGGTAAAAATTGATTTCGTGCGTTTGCTGCAGCACCAAATGCAGCAGGTACATCTTTCAGGAACGAACCAATGACTTGGTTGCGAATTCCCATTTCATTTGCTTTTTGAGACGCTCTTTCTTGATATGCCAGTAATTTATCCATGGTATCGGCTGACCTTTGAGCGGCTAGATCATTCTGCAAGCCAATGGCTCCAAACATCAACGCAAATTCTTTAGTTTTTGGGTCCATTTCTTTTAACGCTGGATCAGCGGCCAGGTTTGAAAAACCAGACAAGTAGCCATATTTACCGGCAACCGGCATTGTTTGTGCCCCTGCAACAGCCCCTAGTTGGCTTGTATCACCCCAGATAGATGCCATGATTTATCAACCGAAACGGATTTGAGGAGCCTGCATTACAGAATTAGCATAAGGGTTATTCTGTAAGTAGGATTGTGCCAGGTTAAAGGTGCCAGCCTGTTGGCCTTGTGCTAGTGCGCCGGCGGTTGCAACAACACCTTGCTGCATGTAAGCCTGGCTCTGTGTATTCAACAATGCTTGCTGACGAGTAAGGTCTGCATTCTTCATTTGATTGAGAAGTGGAATGTTGCGCTGCAGATCAAGGTAAGCTTGATTAGAAGCATCACGACTTAAGTCACGCATTACACTGGTATACACACCCATGTTGTCACGGTATTGTGTAGTGCCAAGCTCAGCAAGCTGCTTGTTGATTGCCATCTGGGTGCTGAACTCACCCTCTTTACCTTTAGTGGGATCGCCTGTTAACTTCTGGCGCGCAGACTCAGCACCAGATGCAGAAACACCGGGGAGAATGGCACCTAGTCCCATGAGACCTAAGCCTACTGCTGTACCTGCGACACCACCTTTGCCGAGGAGACCTGCGCCGATTGCACTAAGTCCCGCAGGAGCAAGTGCTCCGAGTGCTCCTGTAGGCCGACCGGCTTCAATCTCGGATAGCGCTGTTGTTGCTGCAGGAATCATAGTTGCCGCACCAAGAGCAAGAGGCGCATATTTACCTAAAAACGCTTGTGCAGCCGGTGCTTTTTCTTTTAATTTGTTTACTTGACGTTGTCCATACGCAGCAAAAGAAGCGGCCGGCCGCAACCATGGGGTCATATACTGCTAAAGAACCCCCCTGTGGAACACGTTCAGACGCCATTACGTTTTAGATCTCTATAAAATAAATTCTATCACTGCATTCCTTGCGTGTAATCGCCAATGGTTGGTAGTTTTGGTCGATTAGCCGTAGCAATCACTTCGTTAATAACATTGCCGGTCAGAGCGCCGCTAAGGGACCCTGCCAGTGCAGTAGCTACAGTCCTCCTCGCACGTCCTTTGGGGCCACCCATGCGGGCACCAACGGCCATCCCAG